GTCGGTCTCTCCATACGGCATCGTGTTCTCGATATCTCGCCAGATGATCGTGAATGATGATCTCTCCGCGATCGATCAAATCCTCGGCTCAGCCGGCGTCACGGTATTGATCTTCGAGAACGTGACATTCTTCACGATGTTCAATGCAAACCCGGTGTTGAACCAAGACGGCCTCACCGTGTTCCATGCGACGCACGGCAACAATTTCACGACCACGGGGCCGCCCTCGATCGATACCATTGGCGCCTCGCGCAAAGCGCTGCGAGGAATGAAGTCGCTTTCGGGACTCTTCCTGAACATCCCGCCGGCGATCATCCTATCGGGTCCGACGCAAGAGACGGTCGCCGACCAGATGGTGACGGCAATCACGCCGACGTTCACCACCTCGGTCAATCCATTCTCTGGCCGGCTGCGCAGCATCACCGACGCCAATATCACCGGCAAAGACTGGTACATCGCGACCGAGCCGGGCGGCGTGCCCTGCTTTGTCTACGGGTTCTTGGGCGGCCTCGGCGGCCCGCGCGTGCGCACTGACAACCCGTTCGGGCGTCAAGGCATTCAAATGTCGCTCGAGCATGACTTCGGTGTGGGCGCGATCGATTATCGCGGTTGGATCCATAACGATGGCGGACCATAGTCGCGACAAGCAAATTCCCGCCAAGGCGACGGTTCCACCGGCCAGCGGGGTTAGTGAAGACTCTCCCGCCCTTACCGGCTCCAAGCCACCGATGCATGTGCGATTCCCCAAGACCTGGGCCGTTAACTCGTGGTCCCCGGGTGCATGGTCGGACGGCGCGTGGGGCAATGGGGCGTTCAAATAATCATTGGGTCGCTTCGCGCGACAGTAAGCAGCCAAGCCTCGAGGGGCCAAACAGAGAAGGAGTCGAGACGTGAAAAATTATCTCGGTGTAGGTCGATCAATCCAAGTCAAGGCGCCAGCTGGTGGCGTTGTGTCCGGTACGCCCGTCGTCATCGGCCCTTCGGCTGGCGCCGGCATTCTCGGCGTCCCTGGCGCTAGTCAATCGGCGGGATTGTTTTTCGCGCTCCATGTCGACGGCATCTATATGTTGCCGATCGCGGCAGCGGAGCCGACGCTCGTCGATGGGGCAGTCGTTTATTGGAACTACACGACCAACTTAGCGACAGCGACCGCCACGGGCGCCGTCAAGGCGGGAGTTGCCTGCTATGGCGGGTCGGTGCTCGGCGCGGTTACTTGCCCGGTCCGTCTGAACGGAATCAGCACCTAGATGCCGATTGACTTTTCGCAGCTGGTGCTCATGCCGTGCATGAACACGTTTGCCCGGGCGATCACGATCGATCCCATCGCATCGCGCCCGGGCCAGCCGCCGTATGATACGCGCGGCGTCTATTCGTCCATACCGTTTGACGTGCAAACGATCGAGGGCACGCTCGTCGGCGATCAGAAAACGACGATCGGCATTCGGTTACAGGACTTCATCGGACCGCCGCCGCTGGCGCGCGATCTGGTAACGGTGCAAGGCGGCTTCGGCCTGACAACCGATCGCCGCTATTTCATCGACGATGTGCGGTATGACGGGCAGGGCGGCGCGGTGCTGACGATCCGCTTTATTACGCCGACGCCTGTACAAGACGGCGACCCGATGCCGGTCAGATAGGAGCGAACATGACGAAGAAGCCCAAAGAGCCCCGCGAGTGGGGCGAAGGCGACGAGCCGCAGTCGCAGCAAGACGCCGGCGCTTATGATGAGCGCCCGCATCGCGACCAGCGCGACGCGCCCACGCAATATGCGAACATTGCTTATCCGCGCACGGCGGTCGTGACTTACGCAACGGTCCCGGGCGGGACGACCAGCGGATCGGCGACGTTCTTGATTAAGCAGATCCCCGAACTTGAGGCCCAGTTATCGCATCAGGGCGATACCCTAAACGACATACTGGCGATTACGATCAGCTAACATGCTCGCGCCGTTCGTTGCCACCAACAATCGCCAGGCGGTGGAGCTCTGGGACGCGGCCTATGCGCTCGCCAAGAGCGTCGGGGGTTTCAAGACCTATCGGCAATCGCCGTCGCTGACGATCCGGCCTGAATACCTGCCGCAGCTCGGGGTGTATCTGTTGCGCGAGCGCCTCGAGCCGCAGGGCGACGAGAATGCCGGCGAGCCGCATTTTTTGAATGCATGCACGCTGGGTTTTTCGGGGATCATCCTCCAAAGCGATATGGAAGCGCAGCTCCGGTCGCTCGCCCAGTTGATGAACAATCTCTATCAAGCATTGCTGACGGATCCCGATTTCATTGTCATGTTCCGCGGGATCATGAGTATTGACACCCGCCTGGTGTTCACGCGGCAGGGCGAGACGCCGCTCGCCGAATATCAGATGGAAATGATTTGCAGGTACGAGACGGACTGGCCGCCGGTTGTTCCTGACTACTTCAAACAGATGGTCGTAAACGTGCAGCCAATAGGCTTCTCGCAAGACGCGCCGGTGATCACGGTCGTCTATAACATTCAATGGAATGGACAAGGGATGCCCTACCCATGAAACATCCGCGCGCCATCAAACCCGCATTCCGCAACCCGCCAAAGCCGGCTGCGCGCATTATGGTGTTGCCGCGCGATGATGAGGTGCGGCGCAAGATCAAACATTCGCCCACGCGCGCCGGCGCGATGCCGATCCCGTTTCGCGAGGAGGGGCCGACGTCATGGCCCTTTGATAGCGAGACTCGCCGCTTGTTGGCGAGCGGCCACATAACTCGCGCCGACGCAGAGCAAGACACAACGAGAGGTGACGACGATGCCGATTAGCTTTTCGAGCTTTCCCGCAAACTGGAAAATGCCGCTTTGGTGGGCCGAGCTCGATTCGAGCATGGCCGGCACCCCAACCTCAAGGAATCTGGCGCTGCTCGTCGGCCAAATGATCCCGATGGCCACTGGCGGCACGACGCCGGCGCAGGGCGGGATCGCGACGCCAAACGTCCCCATTGTCATTGGGTCCTTGGCTGAAGCGGGCTATCAGTTCGGCATCGGGTCAATGCTCGAGCGCATGTTCGCCGCGTTTCTCGAGACCAACGTGGCGCAAGAGATGTGGGCCCTCCCGGTGCCGGATCCTCCCGGGACCGCGGCCACTGGGACGATCACGGTCGGCGGTTCGACGACGCCAACGTTCACGCCAGGCGGGACGATCGCGCTCTATATCGCCGGCCAACGCATGCAGATCGGCGTCGAGCCGACCGACGCAAACAATGATATTGCGACGAACATTGGCGCCGCAATCAACGCTAATCCAGAATTGCCGGTGAGCGCGACCGTCGCCGCGGCGATTGTCACCTTGACCTGCAAGTGGAAAGGCGCGACGGGCAATGAGGTAGACCTGCGCGATAGCTACTACGGCACGCGCGGGGGCGAGCAGCTCCCGCCCGGGCTCACGCTGACCTATTCGCACCCGCCGGTGGGTGTCACTGGCGCCAAAAATGGAACGCTCGGCGGTGGCACGGGCGCACCAGATTTCACGACCGGGATCGCGACGCTCGGTGATGAGCCTTATGAATATGTCGCAATGCCTTACACGGATGCGGCCTCAATTCAGGCTTGGTCGACAGAATATGGTTTTAGCGAGACCGGGCGCTGGGGATGGGCCAGGCAAGACTATGGCATGATCTTTTCGGCAAAGCGGGGCTTGTCGTCTGACTTGATCATGTGGGGCATGGACAACAACGAGGCCACGATCAGTTTCATGGGCTTTGAGCTCACTTCGCCGTCGCCGTCGTACGAGTGGGCCGCGGGCTATTGTGCGAATGGATCGATGGCCTTCGACGATGATCCGGCGCGACCGCTCCAAACACTGATGCTTAACGGGCTGCTCGCGGCGCCGAAGCACCAGCGCTTTATGATGACCGAGCTCAATACCTTGGCGCAGAACGGCATCGCGACCGAGCGGGCATCGACGGACACTGTAACGCCGATGATCATGCGAGAGTCGACGGCCTATCAGTACAATCTCTACGGCGCCGCCGATAATGCCTACGAGCTCTTGACCACGCTTGCGACCTTGGCGGCCTTGCTCCGCAACCAGCGCCAGGCGATCACCGACAAGTTCCCGCGGCACAAGCTGGCGAACGATGGCACGCGGTTCGGGCCCGGGCAGGCGATCGTCACGCCGAGCACCATCAAGGCCGAGCTCGTGTCGGAGTATGCGCTCGACGAGTGGAATGGCCTCGTCGAGGACTCGCAGGACTTCAAAAACAATCTGATAGTCGAGCGGGACACCAACAATCCGAACCGGGTGAATGTCCTCTATCCGCCCGATTTGATTAACCAGCTGCGCGTGTTCGCCGTGCTCGCGCAGTTCCGCCTGCAATATAATCAGGCGAACGGCGGGGCGATCACGAACAGCGGCGGCAGCATCGGGGCGATTGCATGACCCTTTTCACTAAAGAGCAACCCGCCGACGAGAAGCCGCCGGCGGAAAAGATCGTACCGCGCGAGCCCACGCAAGAAATGCTGGTCGCGGGGCGGACGGCGCCGATGCAACTCACCATCCACGATCCGCCGCAGATGGTCGAAATCTGGCGCCGCATGTTTGACGCAGCGCCAGACTAGGAGGTCCCATGACCGCAGGTTTCGTGTTCTGGCTGCTCATGCTGCTCTGGGTGATATTCTGGGGCGTGCGCAGCGTCCACCCCACCGCGCTCGGGGGGTTCGCCTGGGGCGGTGACGTTCTCATGTTTATCCTGTTTTTCCTTATCGGTTGGCACGTGTTTGGCTGGCCGATCCACGGCTAAGGGAGCATCAAGCAAATGGCACAGCCTATCGGCGGCATCGCCTATTTGAAAGTGGACGGCAACCAGCTTCCGCTGCGCGGAGCGTTCACGGTCTCGCCCAGCGCGGTCGTGCGCGCCGGCGTCGCCGGCCAGGATTACGTGCATGGTTATACTGAGCTCCCGCGTGTGCCCTTCATCGAGGGCGATATTTCGACCACGCCCGATCTTTCCATGGACACCATTGAGTCCGTGACAAACTCGACGGTGACGGCGGATCTCGTGAACGGGCACACCTATGTGCTCTCGCAAGCGTGGTTCGTTGGCGATCTCTCGATCAATACCCACGATGGCATGGCCCGGGTCCGCTTCGAGGGCGTGTCATGCACTGAGATCACGGGAGCGCCGTTGACAGCATGAACGACGCAACCGGGGGGTCTCAG